GAGCGATGGCGAATAAGCGGCTAAATGCCACAATCGTTATTGGTGGCACGATTTCCGGCGCGCTTAAGGGCGCGCTGGGCGTGGCCCAAAACGGGCTGAAGCAAATCAGCAGCGAAATGGGGCGCGTTACCAAGCGCCAGGTTTTGCTGGGAAAGTCTATCCAGACGTTTTCCCGCATGGGTAAAGACGTTTCGGCATTGCGCAACGAGTACGCAAAGACCGTTGACACAATCGACCGCCTGCGCCGGGCGCAGGAACGGCTAAACAAATCCCAGGCGAGCTACACCAGCGCGAAGGAAACCCGTTCGAAACTGAACGGCGCGGCCGTGCGAATGGGTGCGGCTGGCCTGGCGATTGGCGGCGTTCTGTCCAGGGGCGTGCACTCTGCAATCGAGCGTGAAAACGTCGTGGCCGTGATCCGCAATTCTGGCGTGTCGAAGGAAGACGGCGACGCCATGATTAGCGCCGCGCAGCATTCAAAGCAGTTTGGCGTGTCAGTCACGAAGGCGACGGACACGGTTAGCGAACTGCGCACCGCGCTTGGCGACGCACACCACGCTATCGAAGCGCTGCCAACGGCGCTAAAAGCGATTTCGGGTCTTCAGCTTTACGACCGCCTGCACCACACTGATATGGCATCGGGCGATTCTGCCTATCAGATGGCGAAGGTAGCCGACGAGCGCGGCGGGGCGACCGACCCGGCCGCCATGCGCGAAAAATACAATTGGGCGTTTAAGGCGCTGACTGGCTCAAACGGCAAAGTGACTGTGAGCGATCTGCTTACGTCCGTGCGTTCCGGTAAGGGCGCCGTGCAGGCAATGAGCGATGAAGCGTTTTTCGGTGATACGTTTTTGCAGCAAAGCATGGGCGCCGACCGTTACGGCACGTCCAGCAGTTCGCTGGTAAATGCGTGGATCGGCGGGCACCAAACGCACGGCGCGTTTGACCACATGATGCAATTGGGCCTGCTGAACAAAAAGGGCGTGAAGTTCGACAAGACCGGCAAGGTTAAGACGATCTCGCCTGACGCGCTGGTGGACGCCCAAACGTTCCTGAAAGACCCGCAAACCTGGGTGGATAAACACCTGGTGCCGCTGGCGAAGAAAAAGGGCGTTGACGTGAACGACCCGGCGCAGGTTATGGCGTTTGTAAACGCCATCGCGTCGAACACGAACGCGGCAAACATGCTGCTAAGTCGCATCCGGTTCAGTTCGAACATTTGGAAGGATCGGCGCAACGTCTTGCAGGCGAACGACACCGAAGGTTCAGACAAGGCCAATCAGCAGTCCACGGCAGGGAAGATGGACAACGCCCGTGCGCGCCTGGATGATGCGCAGACCCGTGTGGGCGAGGTGCTGATACCCGCTTTCGCCAACGCCATGGAACGGCTGGCCACGGGGCTGGAATCCGTTAACAAGTTCGCGGACGCAAACCCGAAGCTGATGGAAGGCGTAGTGCTGGGCCTGGGCGGGCTGGCTGTGGGCCTGACATTGGCAGCGCCCATTCTGGCCACGGCGGGCGGCGCCCTGACGATTATCGCGGGTATCAAGCTGGCGGGCGCGGTGGCATCGCTGCGCGATCTGAAGACGGCCGCCGAAGGTGTGGGACCCGCGACGGGCGGCGCAGCGAAGGGAATCTGGGGATTTCTCGGAAAGCTGGGGCTGGTGGCGGGGCTGGTGGAAACCGGGCTTACCGTGGCGAAGGCGGCCGGGCTGCCTGACGTGGACAAGGAAAAGGGCGCGGACGACGTTAAAAACGGCCGCTGGTGGGCCGCATCGGCGCACCTTAACCCGGTTGATTTCGGCGCGGCAGTATGGCGCCACATGACCGGGAAAGACCAGGACGCAGGCCCGGCCGCCGCGCCGACCATTCCGCCGATTGCGGGCGGCCGAAGCGGCGGCGGTGCACAGACTATCGACCAGCGCCAGTATCACGTCGCCTTCCACCAGCAGCCCGGCCAATCCGGCAAAGACGCGGTAAACGAGCTAATGACCCGCCTGGGGGCGCCAGCTAACAAGCTGGGTTCCGGGCTTTACGATTCGGGGCTGTAAGGCATGGCGAACGACAGCGGAAACCTGCCCACAATGATGGTGCTGGGCGATTACATTTTCTCGCTAAACACCCTGGTTTTTCAGGAATGGGCGCGAACGACAGAATGGAAGTGGCCCGCGCAGGAACGCATGGGCCAGCTCGCAGCAAAGCAATTCACGGGGCGAGGCGAAGACGCGCTGGAACTGCCGGGCGTGATTTACCCGGATTACAAGGGCGACATTCAGAGCCTGGATGAACTGCGCGCCATGGCTAACGACGGGCTGCCCTACGATCTGACGGACAGCATGGGGTTCTATCAAGGCCGATGGGTTATCAACCGGCTGGACGAAAAGCAGACGCACCACAAGACGGACGGCACGCCGCGCAAAGTGGAATTCACGCTGCGCCTGTCGATCTTTGACGACGGCACGACGGCCGACGACGGCAGCAGCGTGCTGGACAAGGCCAGCGGGGCAGCGACGGCCGCCACCACGGCAACCGGCACCACCAGCGCCCTGTCCGGGTTCGCGAGCATGGCAAAGACCGTGCAGACCACGGCCGCCACAGCGCTGGGCAGCCTGAAGGCGGCAGCCGCGCAGGTGCAAACCGCCGTTGCGCCAGTGCTGGCCGAAGCAAACAGCGCTATCGGCGCGCTTAACCGTTCCATTTCCGTGGTGAATGATCTGCGATCCACGGCCGCCAACGTGGCCGCGCAGGTGCAATCCATCGGCAATATCGGCGCCGTGTTGAGCGGGTCAAAAACGCTGCTGGACAAAATCGAGGCACTAGGCACGGGCGCTTCGTCGGCAACCCGCGTTATCGGGAATATCAGCCTTGTGGCGGGTTCCGTGCCGTCCAGCGTGTCCACGGCCCTGTCGAGCGCGAGCAACGCCACCGCGTCCGTTTCCAGCCTGCTGGATAGCACAAAGACCGCTGCCAATTCCCTGCTGGCCAAATTCTCATGACAGCACAATATCTTTCCCGCGAAGGCGACACGCTGGACTATATCGCCTGGGCGCAATACGGGACCGTCACACCGTCGATTCTTAACGCGGTGCTGGCGGCTAACTATGGCCTGGCTGACCTGGGGCCGGTGCTGCCGGTGGGCACCGTCGTGGCGCTGCCTGCAATCGACGTGGCAACGGACGTGGCGACCACGGGCGAGGTTTCGCTATGGACGTGAACGTTACGCCGTCGTTCTCGCTGAAGGCGAACGACAACGACATAACGACCATCATCGTGGATCGGTTTGTATCGCTTTCGCTGACGGACGAAACCGGCGACAACGCGGACAAGCTGGAAATTGTGCTGGCCGACCACGTGGACGATGCGCGCATTAAAAAGCCGCCCACGGGCGCGGAAATCGCACTATCGCTGGGCTATGACGGCGTGATGACGGCGAAAGGTATTTTCGTATGTGACAGCGTGCGCCGCACGGGCTGGCCGCGCCAGCTTACGATTGTGGCGCACGCTGCGCCGTGGGACGAAACACCGAAAGGCAAAATAGACTTTCAGTCCCACAAGTCGCGAGCGTGGAAGGTGGGAACGACCATCGGCGCAATGGTCCAGAAGATGGCGAAAGAGCATGGCATGACCGCGCTGGTTTCGCCATCGCTGGCCAGCGTGGCGCTGCCGCACATTAACCAGTCCGAAGAATCGGATATAAACCTGCTGCTGCGCATCGCGAAGAAATACGACGCCATTGCAAAGCCAGCCGGTGGAAAGCTGATTTTCACCAAGCGGGGCGACGCCACGACGGTAAGCGGTGCGGCGCTGCCAAAAATTCCGGTGGCGGCCAGCGATTGCGGCGCATTCCAGTGGGAAGAATCCACGCGCGAGTCGGCGGGCACCGTGGTGGCCTATTACCACTCGAAGCGCAGCGCGAAGCGGCACGAAGTAACGGCGGGAACAGGCGAGCCGGTGAAGCGGCTGAAGCAGTATTTCCCCACGCCAGCCATGGCCCTGGCTGCCG